AAGCTGGTGACAAGCGGTTAACGATTGCCGCAGCAGATGTTGCAAATGCACCAACACCAGCAGATAAAGTGTTGATTGCATCAGTAGTGCATCAAATAATTAGTGTTGCAACGACTGAGCAAGATAATACAGCGATAACCTATGAGTTGATTCTGAGTGCATAATGGCACGCAATATAAAAATTACTGAGATTGGCAATTACGTTAACGGCCAAATGGAAAAGATATTGCGAGCAACGGTATTGGAAACTGATCGTTTACTAAAAGAAGCAAGCCCAGTTGATCTGGGGCGTTTTCGCTTAAGTTGGGCTATTGGAGAGAATGCAGCCCCATTTCAAGGTGTGCCGCCTGGGGATTATCGTGGGCAGCCAGTGCCTCCGCCACGCGCTGTTAATTACACACTCGGCAATGAGAGGTTAGGTAATATTTATAGCATTCACAATAATTTGCCATACGCCGAAAAGCTCGCAATTGGCGCTCCCGGTGCTGGTGCGAATGAAAAAGAAAAACGATACAACCCATTTAGAAAAGTAAAGAATTGGGCAACACCTGGCGGAGGCAGCAGCATCCAAACAGGCGGACCAGGTTGGATCCAAGGCATCGCTAAAGACGTGCAAGGCAGAGTACGTATAGCCGCCGCACGTATCGGCAGGGAATCATGAGCAGCACCTACAACAACGTCCGCGCTGCGATTGAAGGCCGTATTGCTACTCAAATGGCAGTTGCGCCTGTGTATCCGGTCAGCTATCAAAACGTACCATTTACGCCACCAGGCAATGCACCGTGGTTGCAAGCATCGATACGGTTTGGCGATAATGCTTATGCAACGCTGCTGCCTACAGGCGGTGTAGGGTTCAACCGTCAAAACGGTGTGCTGGTAGTAAATGTATTCACGCCCGTTGGTGTTGGCGCAGCAGCAAACTACACCATCGCTGAGCGCATTAAGGATTTATTTGATCGGGCTAAGTTCTCAAGCATTATATTTGATGCCGCATCAGGGCCAGCAGTTGTAACGCCTGCATCACCTGAACCATATTTCCAAACACAGCTAACCGCAACTTTTGAAGCTTACTTGGATTGACGCTATACTAAAACAAGCCAATCATCTGCTAAATCAATGGCCGTTACCGTCCTTTCCGGCACTTCCGGTGCTCTTTACTACAAGCCCGCTGGCACCATTGGCGATTTTGGCGAGACCAACGTCAGCGTCGCTAACGACGAGATTACCGTTGAGCAGTACCTTAATTTTAAGGCAGGCGACCCAGTTAAATTCCGTGTTATAAACACTCAAACCGGTGCGGCTGGTTCCGGCACATTGCCTGCACCAATCAGCTCAGCCACTACTTATTATGTATTAAGTTATGTTGCCGCTACGGGTGTATTGACCGTATCAACCAGTGCTGGCGGCACTATCCTGGCAATCACTGACGATGGCACTATTGCCGCACCAAACAAATTTGAGGTTTATTACGCCGATTACGCCGCTGTAGGCCAAGTGCAGAACTGGAGTTTTGAGATCAGCCGCGCTGAAATTGACGTTACCACCATCGGCCAAACCGCTGGGCAATATGCACCATTCAAGGCTTACATCCCAGGATTTGCTGACGGCAACGGCAGTGCATCTGTATTTGTAACCAGCGAAGACGGCGCACTATCGAACAGGATGGTAGAAGACGTGCTACAGCGCCAGCAAGTAGGCGCAGCGTTTAAGTTGTACACCGACAAAGGGTCAACCGAAGCCCTAAGCCGCAGCATTGCTATGGATGCTGTATTGCTTAGCGCAACGCTTAACATCAACCCAGATGATGCCCAGATGGTAGAAATCACTTTCCGTCCTACTGGCGCACCTACATTCGACTTCTCTACCACTGCTTGATAACTAATGGCATCCGTTGTAATCAGGGCAATAGACCGGTTAAAGAAAGCTGCTAATTTAGTGCCCGTCAAAAAAACGGTTGTACTAACTGATGGCGCTGAGTTTGTGTTCTACCGTTCACCATTAACAATGGCTGAACGCGAACGGGCACAAAAGGATGCTGCGTCCGATGATGTAAATGCTTTTGCATTGCAATTGCTAGTTCAAAAAGCAACAGACGAAAACGGCCAGCGGATATTTGCTGCTGGTGAAATTGCGGAGCTAAAAAACGAGGTGCGTGATGCTGACCTGCAATCACTGATGCTTGCTGTTATCAGCGAGGATATCAAGGAAGAGGTGGATACAAAAAAATAAAGGCGGAGCTTAAAAAGGATAACCTGCTTAGGCTCCAGCTTGGTGTAGCTAAAGAATTAGGCTATACGTTAGCTAAGTTAAATTCAGAGCTGACTATGGAAGAATTGCTTCTGTGGTCAGCTTATTTTGAATTAAGCAATGACGAGCAAGAAGCTGCAATGCGACGACGACGCTAGACTGGGTCTAGTAGTAGGGGGTTAATTGTGGCGGGTCAAGTTACTATTGGCATTAATATTGACAGCACTGGTGCAACGCAACCGTTACGTGCGGTAAAGCAAGGCGCAGAAGCAACAAGCCAAGCAATTGATAAATTAAACGCAACTACAAAAGCAGTAGGCGATAAATTTAAGATTGCGGCTAATGGTATTAAATATTTTACCGATGAAACCGGTAGAGCAAGAGCGGAAAACGGTAGATTTTTAAGTTCAACTGAACGTGCAGCAGCAGGATTACAAGCACAAGGGCGTGCAGCAGAGCAAGCAGCCGCAAAAATGCGCGGGCTGAATGGCGCTATGGAAGGGCTCCAAGGCGCTATGGCAGCGGCTGGGCCTTACATAGCAATTGCGGCTGGTATTACAGCAGCAGCGGGGGCAGCGCTAAAGTTTTCAAATGAAATAGACAGAAACCGTCAACAATTAACGTTATTTACCAAAAATGTAGAAGCAACTAATGCAATTATTGCAGACCTAAAAGCCACCGCAGATGCTACAAGTCTTGGCTTGCCAGGTTTGCTAGAAGCTACCAAAACACTTGCAGCTTATGGCGTATCAGCAAAGAATGCAGGCACAGCCACTAAATTATTAGGTGATTTAGCATTAGGGGATAATGAAAAATTACAACGATTTGCTGTTAATTTAGGCCAAATAAGCAGTATCGGCAGGGCTTATACGGTTGATTTAAAGCAGTTTGCAATGGCCGGTATTCCTATATTTGAAGCGTTAGCAAAGGTAATGGGCACTAGCACTGCTGAGGTGTTGCGGTTAGCAGAGCAAGGCAAAGTAACTTATCCAATTGTTATTAAAGCAATTAATGAATTAACAAAAGAAGGCGCGTCATTTTTTAATGGCGCAGAAAGAGGCGGCACTAACTTAGACAGGTCATTAGCCCAATTGCAAGGTTCGTTTGAATCATTGCAAGTAGTAATTGGCAATGCTGTAGGGCCAACAGCAGTCTCTGGGGTAAAAATTCTTAAGGATGCGCTTGATGGAGTTTTGTTAATAGTAAAGAATTTATCTAACGAATTTGAATATTTTAGCGGTTTAATTGGTAAAACAGATTTTGGACATGCTATAGTCAATGAACTTAAATTTGCTGCAAAATATTTAGAACAAAATCCAGATTTAATGATGGCATTAAATCCAGGCACAAAAGTTCTAGGACCAGTAGGAGATTTGTTGGGGCCACTAGCCAAACTTGCTCAAAACAAGAAAAAAGAAGATACCAAAACTAATAATAAAACAGACCCGACACAATTACTAAATGAGGCTAATGCTATAGCTAGAAAAAACGCAGAAACAGAATTAGCAAATTTAAGGATTGAAAACGATAAAAAAATTGCTAAATTAAATAAAAATACTGAGCTGCAATTAAAAGATAATCGTTTCCAGTATGAACAACAAATTGCTGATTTTAGAGAATCAACAATACGCCGTATCGCTGATATGGAGCGCACGCTTCAAGATCAGCGCATTAAAGGTAATTTTGATTTGCAGCAATCGCAGTTAAAGCTTGCAGGCAGCAAACAATTTATTGGACAAACGCAAAATATTTCGCAAGCAATAGTTAGCGGTAAAAGCCCTGCTGATATTCAATCATTAGAAACTGCACGCGATAGTGCTAAAACTTTAAATGATGCTGCTGTAACAAGAAGGCAGATTGAATTTGATTCAATAATGAAAAAGATTCAATTAGAACGTACGTTAACAGACTTCAAGAAAGGCATTGAGCGTGAAATTGGCGAGATGCAAAAAAGTTATGCACGGCAAGTAGATGGAATACTGCGAACAGCAGGCCGTTCATTAGGCGAGTTGATGGTCGAAGGAGCTAAGAAAGCTAAAGAAATAATGGACGGCGTAAACCCGACTGTAGGTGCAGGTGAAACATCAAAACGTGGGGGCATGGGTAAAGCTATTGAATATTTTACTGGAGATCGAAAATTAGGCGCAGCCGGTGGCTACCGTGCTGATCACGGTGGAAGTAATTACCACGATCACATTGCATATAAAACAGCCAAAGAAGCAAAAGAAGCCGCAGCACTTTTGAACCGTAGTGGAATTAAAACAACTGAATTAAAGGGCGTAAACCCAGTTGGCGGTCATGCACCCCGTAGTTATCACTACAGCGGCCAAGCTTTTGATGTCCCAGGTGCTCAAGTCCCTGTAGGCCAAGAACCTGCACTATCAGCAAGAGTGCGAAAAATACTGCAAATAGGGACAGGTGGAGCAGCAGCAAAAGGCCCTGCCGCCGCTGCATTACAAGCACCAATAGGCTCACGCGCAATGCAGGTAGATGCTGCAAATAGCATTAAGCCATATTCACCTGCAACAGCAAAGCTTGATCAACAAACGAAAGGATTAATAGAATTAAATAATCAAACCGCAATAACTGAAAAAATTAATCTTCAAAACGAATATACAAAATTATTAGCAGAAAGCACCAAAACAGTTTTAGAGCAATCAACCGCAAATTTAAACACAGCAATACAAAAAAATCAAGTAGACCAAAAAACATTAGATCTAATTGTCAGCGGTACTAACCCAGCCCTAGCAGCACAATTTGCGCAAAACGAGCAACTTAATACTCAAAATATGTTGGCGCTTGAAAATCAAAAGAATAAATTAGCATTATCATTAACAGAGAAAGATTTGACCGTTGAGCAACTTAGCTTACGAATAAATGATATTGCTCTTTTAAGCCAACAATTAGGATTAGGCAACCAAATACTAGAAAACTTAAATCAGCAAACTATTAAATCAAAAGAAATATCAGATGCTCAGGCTAAACGCATAGAAGAAGGTCAGCAATTAAAAGCGCTTTATACTGATATTGGCATGTCAATTAAGTCTGGCGTAGTTGACGCAATCCAAAGTGCAATTGATGGGACCAAAAGTTTACAAGAAGTAGCGTCCAATTTGCTTAAAAACATTGCTAGCAAATTACTTGATGTAGCTGTAAACATGGCATTATTCGGTGTTATGGGCGGTACTGGAAGTGGCGGTGGTTTATTGGGAGGGTTCTTCAAGCCTAAAGCTGCCGGTGGACCAGTAGCAGGAGGAGGAAACTATCTAGTCGGCGAGAAAGGCCCTGAGCTATTCGTACCACGTAGCTCGGGCACTATTGTCCCAGCCGACGCTACGGCAGCAATGGCGCGTTACCAACGCCAAGGCGGTAGCAGTAGCGGTAATAGCAGCAGTGATGCAATGGGCGCTGGCGCAGCGGCAATTCCTGTACTATCAATGAGCTTTGAAACAACTAGGTTCCTGGGGCAGGATTATGTCAGCACTGACCAGTTGCAGGCAGCGATGATGGCAACAGAGAAGCGGGCTGCTTCCGCAGGTGCAAAAGCTGGTGCTGCTCAGGTATCATCGCAGATGCGTAATTCACCTGCTTACCGCAGACAGGTAGGTTTACGATGAGTTTATTTATTATTGGTAATTTTGCTACTTTTATATCACCTGCTGGCGCGGTGCAAAGATGGCAAAACTTCTTTACAGAAGGCACTGCATTTGGCTTTAATGGTCAAAACTGGAA